AGGGCAACAAGAAGTACAACACCATTTACCCAAGAAGCAACTGTATAATCATATTTGTTCGACGGTTTTAACATCGTTCTCCAACTCCTCCAACTTTTGTTGGTAATGCGTCCAATGCAATTTACTAAGTAACAGACGAGTCATTTCTTCTTTTAATAGTCGAGCAGACTCACGTTTTCCCATTTTAGGTTTTTTTGGAGGAATCTTTCCCTCTCTTGCTAATTTTGCAATAGGATTATATTTGTGCTGTCCCATATTCTCTCCCCACAATTTCCATAGAAATGACTTTACCATTCTGTTTGATAATATTCCCAAAAACAAGTCTTGAATATTGACCAAATACAGGATGATATTCCCATTCTCCAAATTCTTTCATTTTAATATACCTTCTTTCTTTTTTTTAATGCGTCCGTAGATATCTTACAATGATCCAAATCAACCATAACCCGCCAGTGAGTATGAGCATAATCAAATCAAACAACATCATTAAACAACCATAATTTTTCATTGGCGACTACTCTCCTTTCGACCGTCTCTTATTCTACCATCTACTCCGAAATATTTAAAGTTCCAAAATATAAGTTTTACAATAAATTTTACAAAACTATCCGTTTGATATTCTACGTCATAATATCCTTTATAAGGATAATTAAAAGCTATAATTCTATACTTAGAACCCATACTAACTCTCCTTTCAAGAGTTTATTCACACCAGACAAGTTCTATTAACTCGCCTCTTTGATTTTTTAATAAAACAGTATCTTTTCTTTTAGTAAATAAGAAAAACATACTCGGAGTAACAATATGATAAATATCAAAGACAGGAAAACCTTCTTCGTCAGTAACCAGATTAGTACTCCGAGTATAAAAATATGACTTTACACCACGCCAACTATATGCATCAATTAGATGTTCTTCAAGGAGTTCAAATTCCTTCTCAGTTAAGAAATCTTCATAATCATATTCTCCTAGCCATAGATCTTTCATTAGTACTGCCCCTTATCATACAAATATAAATAAGGATAATTAAGAACATCCTGGGCGAAATAACCAGAACCAACGGCTTTTAAACCTTCTTTTTTTCATATCAAATTGTAGATTACCCCATCAACATTGAAATCAAGAAGGATATTTGCTTCATAACCGTTTACAAAAGCTCTGGCTCTTGGTCTTGGGTTATAACTATCTGCCTCAAATATACCGAAGTCGACGCAATTGTCTCCCTCGCCAATACACCATCCTACAACAGAGCCGGCCTTTGATCTAGGAATATCAAGAGCATCATATACTTCATTCAAGAATAAATGCCCCCTGGAGTGTAATAGGTCATTAGCAAAGTTTTGTTGGGCTTTGAGGAAAATCAGACTATACTCTGGTATTTTGTTCCATCTTTCAGAAGCTTCATCAAAGAAACGTGCGTAGATACTATAACTATTCGGATCAGTTACAGTTATAGTTTTTTTTACTTTTTTAGTTTTCCCTTTTTCATCCGTTTCTTCAATTTCGATTGTTTTTTTCTTAAGACCATATCTGAACTGTTCGTCTTTATCTTCGCCAAGTTCCTCGACAACACGTCTACGATAATTTTTGAATCCTTCGTCAAGCGCTTTATATGCGGCCATTAAAGCCAAATTCCGTTGCTTCATGATACCATGAGCGCCCCAGATTAATCCAACAGAAAGTCCACCAAGGAGAATACCGGGCAGAAGTAATTTAGCAAGATCTATACTCGTGTGAGAATATGTTATTCCTAAATCCTTATAGTAATCTGAAGTTGAATACTTTTCGATTACATATATTTCTTTGGCCTGCTGAATTGTAATGATCTCATTCTGGGCTTCTTTAAGTAATGCTTTCGCTTTAGGTGCTGCTTTATATAACATTATGGTACTTTGAATAACCCCAGTAATACCAAGAACTATAAATATTTCTGGTGAGTGTTTCTTAAGAACTAGACTATTTCTCCAAAAAAGTCTAGTTGCAATATCTTTTACATTATCTAATTCTAACATTTTGTTCTCTCCTTTAATCTAATAATACAACTCTCGGTAAACCGATAACAAATCCTCTTCTTGTTGGCGCAATAACCGCATCACTTAAATTATACCATCCATATTTACCGTTAGTATAATTATCAGAATCCATTCCAACAAGTTCATAGAAATCACCAACAGTGGCTATTCCATATTGATCAACTAAAGTAACAAGTTGTTCTAATACGGCTTCTGCGTCTCGGCGCACAGAGAAAGAAACCTCATCAAAAGTATGTCTGTTTACTACACGTGGTCGATTTGGTTCTCTTCCGCGATTATCGCGGCACCGATCATAAGGTGTATATGGTTCTCTGGATACAAAGGATCTACCTCTATCCCTTTCGAGTCGTCTACCGCCTTTTGCCGCTCCAAATAATAACATTTCAACACTTCCACTAATAACATCAGAGAAAGTATTTTTTGTTACTGGAATCAGAATATCATAAATAACATACGACATAACACTATCAACATCATCTCCAAAGAAAGTATCTGTTAACTTCTTCCAAAAACCTTTCTTTTTGACTAATATTTTCCCTTTTATAACTTTTTCTATTTTTTTATTCTTTTCTAAACTCTTAACTGTATGCGAATTGCTAGGAAATTCTTCCATCTTACGCACCAACTTCTTTACTTAATATCTTTTTAAGATTATTCGCTGTAGTAAATATCTTATCAAAATTAGTTACAAAATCATCAATTTGTCTATTTGCATTTTTTACTGCAGCATCACAAACAACACTTGTTAACACAAAAGTACCTACAAAAATGCTTACTCTTTTAATAATGTGAAGTTCACCAGGTGTAGTAGCTTTAATTGCATTGTTAATTATTGCACTTGTTCCATAAGAAACAACAAAACCAACACCAAGTTTAACAAAATCAATTTTAGTCATAGTTTCTCTCCTTTCAGGATAAAAAGAAAAGGGTACTATGTTTCCATAATACCCTTCCACCTTTTTAAAAGTTATTCAATTGTCACTGCATCGTCAATGCTGTCGATCGCGTCGTCGATATCATCCTTGTTAACTGCTTTAGCAAGAAGTATTACTCCTCCTATAACAACTAACCCGATCAATACCCTCTTAACGATTTTCTTTACCATTTCTGCATCAAGTGTCATTTTTTTTCCTCCTTTTAATTTTAGGTCTCTATTATACTATATGTTTTTTTCGCGAATTATAACTCTAAATCAATAGGGTTCCCATCACCATCGACTATAGTAAAATCTGAAGGTGGTTCTAAGTTATACTCTACCACTAATGCTTTTAGGAGAATTAGATAATTTATATGATCAGTTATTTTTTCATCCCAAATAGCTATTGGAAAACACATTTGAGATGCGCACATATCATAAATAGACACAGTATGTTTTGCCATCATGCCAGCAAGAGCTTGATTATAAGTTTCTCTTTCTAATGCTGCTGCCAGTTTAAAGTTATGAAGACGATCTTCTGTGGCATATTCCTGTGCTTTTTCTAATAATTTACGTTTGCAAGCATCTATTTGTGCCTCAAATATCTCAGCAAACACTTCTGCTTTCACGTTTTCCCTCCTTTCAAGAGTTAATCATACTTAAATTTTGGTGAAAGATCATAGTCAACGACCAAACATGGCACTCCCCCTTCCGCAAGTTGGGAACTAAAGTTGAATTTAATTTGCCCATCATCAATATGCCAACCTAGATCTTCTCCCATTTTAACGTTTTCAAGTCCTAAAGCATAAAATAAATCATTTAAAGACAAATAACCATCACATAATAAAACTTCATTTAGTTCATTTCTTTTTTGGCGAATACTCTCGATATCACTCTTAAAATACCGCCCAGAAAATGAATCATAGCATAATGTCTCGCCTTTACCCGTAAATATAACTGTATTATTACTTAAAGGATTCTTATCAAGACGATCTTTATAGATCTCGTCCTTAAACTTCTGAGCTTTTTTTTCTCCAAGCGTCTCAAGTAGTTTATCCTGATATTCTTTCAAAACTACTTCAGAGATAGAATATGCCGTTGCTAAAGCAGCATTTCTCCTTGTATGGATCGAGTTCAGATATATAACTCCCGCTATTGTAAGACTACCCATGACTACTGCTGGAATATATAAAGGATATACAAGTTTTACCACTTCAAACTTAGTTAGTTCTATTTGATGTGGAGACCGTTCGTATTCCTCTTCGGAAATTAATTGAAGCGCTTTCGCTGTAGGTCTGACAGATAAATATATAGTTGTACCAATACCTGTGACAATCATGGAGGTAAGTATTACTGTAGAGTTTTTATCGAAAAATGGTCTTATTTTTGAGAACATGCAAGCTCTCTCCTTCTTCTTTTATTTTCGTACATTGCTATATCTGCATGTCGCATTGCTTCACTTATGGTGTTTCTTTTATCCATACAAGCGGTGCCGAAGGACGCAATGTTTAAAAGATGCGTTGTTTTTACTTCTATTATAGAAATATAGGTTTCGGTAATTAAAAGAAACTCGTCGCCACCAAGTCTAAATACCCAGTTTGTAACGTCTCTCAATTTATCAGCAACATAACAAAGGGTCTTATCCCCTGCGTCATGTCCTTCTGCATCATTGATTAATTTAAGATTGTTTACATCTACTATAGTAAGATATAGATCTTGATCTAAACCAATCAAAGATATGTCCGTCCGTAAAAGTTCAAAAGCGTTACGATTATACACTTTTGTTAGAGAATCATATAGGGCTAGTTTTATTAACTCCTCCTTTCGATTGTTTTTGAAATAATTCAGTTTTTGGTAAACATCAGACAGTGACCTCATTTTCCTCTCTCCTTTCGTTTTTAAAAAAAGAAAAGAGTCCTTAATGAACTCTCCTCCATATAGCATTAGAAATACATCCAATTGTCCAACCGATAGCCAAACCTACAACAATCTGTATTACTACTTCTGTCGCGGTGGTTTGTCTTTCCATTATCAATTCCTCCTTTCTAATCCTTCTATTATACCCTGTGTAATCTACGCGAAGAAAAAATAAAAGAATAGGGTTCGAACCTATGACTCTCCTTTCAGAGTGTTTTCCCTACGCATATTTCAGCAAGTTCTCCACTTAAACTATCTTCATCATACTATGTGTAATTCACGCGAAAATAAAAAAGAAGCCGAAGCTTCTTTAATAACCAATATTACCTTTTCTGTTTTTACGTGCAATAGCCGCTTTAGACATCGCATAACAAGCATCCTGGTATAGATTTACAATTCCTCTTTCTGCTATTGGCATAAAGATCATTATCATCGCTCCCACGAATACTCCTCTTGCAACATCTTTACAAAGACTTTTCATCTGTAAAAACCTCCTCGATTTTATTTTCTATTATACCATGTGTAATTTGCGCGAAACATTACCTAAAAACACTCATCCGGGAATTTTTTCACTATAAAAAGACCAAAAATAGCTAAAATACTCTCAGATGCATGAGGATCGCTTCTAACGATTTTACCCCCCTTTTAAAGGTATTCATACCAGGACCATATTTATCTCTCGTCCTGAGCCATCCTCGAAGGCCGTTTTTCTGAAAAAGTGAAAAAAAGAAGCCGAAGCTCCTTTTTTAGATAATTCTTTTACAAGGACATATAAAGTTTTCTTTGAAACCAAATCGTGCTTATACATATTATCGCTAACGCAATTCCTGATATAACCAGTTCGATTTTGTCCGAATCTTTCATTTTTAATCCTCCTCAATTTTATTATCTATTATAACGTGTGCGATTTACGCGAGGAAAAAAAGAGAAGGCGTGTTTTATACACGCCTCACAAATCCTAAAGCTTTCGATGTGATTACATTTAATCTCTCAAAACCCAGTATTAACCCTATTCCCAGAAGATTACTCACTATAGTCGCAATTGTATCTGGTGATACAAACTTTTTTTCTCCATTTTTAAGTTTGTATAACTTTTCTAAATTACCAACTATAGTTCCATATTCTTCTGAATAAGGGTTTATACATCGTAATGTTTTTTGAACCTCATCAATCTCTTTCTCTAAGTCTGTTTTTTCCTTTTTGGTGAATAACATCAACCTTCTCCTTTCAATTTTATATTCTATAATAACATGTGTTATTACTGCGAAGAAGTATTAATATCCACCACGGTTAAATTAACGGTCTTCTTTTGAAGTAAAGTATAACCAGTAATATCTAATCCAAGTTCACAAATATAACCAGTAGGGTTTTCTGTTCTACTAACCTTAATAATTCCATCAGTGCCTACTTCTGGTAAGTTTGTTGCGATACTAGTTAATAATGAGTAGATTCCAGCCATAACCGAAACAGAAAGAAGATATATCCATGGAATCTCATTTAAAGCAGCACCTACTGTAATTAAACTAAGTGCCGTCTGCGCCACAGTTCTTATTGCACGAAGAAGTGCCGCGTACAACCATGCAAGAGTAAGTTTATTTTGCATTTAATATTATTCCTCCTGAGATTTATTTTTTAAGAGTAACACTGAGGATTCAATAAGTCCTTCGATTTCCAATATAGATAATTTAATACCTTTGTCTTCCGCATGTGTTGATAATCTTTCACATGCAGCATTGTATTTAATTACACCATTTTGTCCTTTATATCTCTGTTCTGTATACTCTACAGCCATAAGTGCCCATTCTTTTTTGACTTCCCATTCATGTTTAAGATATAATATTTTTTTAGTCTTTATAGTTCGTCGTAAATATTCTATTTCTATTACAACAAGAACTATTAAAAACAATATAAGTATTGTTTGGAGTAAAGAGGTAATGTTCATTTCATTCTCCGTCCAACTTATTTATTAAATATCTAAAATCTAAACTCATTTCAATTTTATGTTTGTCAATAACGTCCATTATTTCTGTTGTTTTCTTCATTATTAATTTAATCACATCATCCATATTTACAAATCATCCCCTCCACGCCCTTACCCCTCGGGGTATCCAGATGCTATATAGCTGTTAGTCGGCGAGACCAACATTAACCCTCGCTATCCACTCCTAAAGGTAAGCGATTAGAGGGACACTTAGTGTTACCCTGGAAAAATCTAAAGCGACATACCGCGTTTATTTATCATTCCATTCGCCTTGTGGCGCCTCGTCTGCATTTGCACTATCTACATGCACAAAAGGTGGATTAGAACTATAATAACTACCTATTCTAATAAATCCTGCTTGTCTTGCCGCTTGTGCCATTGAAGCAACTGGAATATCATCGAAATAAAGATCAATAGCTTTACCAAATAAATGTTGACTATCACCAACCCCACCAACATCCGCATTATGTTTAGGACATCTTGCGCCACTCAAAACATTTCCTGCCCGTAGAAATCTGGCTCGCATGGCCTCAGCACCAGCCATCGTTTTTGTATCATATAGTAACAACCCACATCCGCATCTACATCGCATTTCTTCTTCGCTAAAGTGAAAGGTTATTAGACTCATAGTTCTTTACTCCCTTCGTTTACTTCTTTTATTTCAGTTGTGCCCCCACCTTGGCCCATTCTGTTTATATCTACATTTTCATGGGCCTTTGCAGTTTGTTCTGTGGCTGTTGCACTATGATTTGTTATTACATCACTTATGAGATTACCAGAACCATTAATTGCCTTTTCTCTTTCTTTTTCAAAACGCATTAAAAGTGGTCTTAGATCATCACATCCAGCACCTATCATATTTTCAATAATACTATGTACTTCTACTAAGAATAACATACCATAAATTATCGAACTAAATATGATTGGGACAGACTCTACCGTTGTAATATATTTTGATTGATATGCAACTACCATCAATACAAAATAAGCTAAGATTTTAACGGAACCTTTTCTAAACATTGTCTGACTATTAATTCTTTGTGTTTGAACTGCTTTTAAATATCCACCACATCCATAGGACAATTCCACCATTTTAGTTATGAAATCTAAAACAACCGCTATCCATAAAGCATAGAAGGCTGCAGATGGTTGTATTAGATATGCACATAAACCAACTAATAACCCTACAAACCAAGTATCGCATATTTTTTCAAAAAGAAATCTAATTTGTTCCAAACTACCCCCTTCTCCCTAGTTACCTTCTTTTTATTTAATCAACATCGAAAGACCAAAGAAGAACATTCCTAACCAACCAAGTTGCACAGACTTTGTCCAAGGCATAGGAATGGCAGCTAAGA